CATAGCTTCGCTCTTCCGGCACTCGCGACAGATTATATTCAGGCGCCTGTCGTAGCGGCGTATTTCTCCGTCTGGTAATGACCAGATAAGGTCAGGATCAACCACAACCGGTTTCTTCACCTTTACCCTCGATAGCTTTTTGNGTTTTATTTCCATGCTCCTCTCCTTTGATGCGAATGCCAGCGGTAATTGAAGCCTGATAGCTAATTTCATTCACAGTATCGCCTCCTGAAAATTACCCTGATAGAAAGCCAGTACACGCTGCATAGCTTCGCTCTTCCGGCACTCGCGACAGATTATATTCAGGCGCCTGTCGTAGCGGCGTATTTCTCCGTCAGGTAATGACCAGATAAGGTCCGGATCAACAACAACCGGTTTCCTCACCTTTACTCTCGAGAGTTTTTTGCGGGCGCTTTGCCAGTCCTTGCGAGCCTGTTCAGACGGGAATAAGCCGTAGCCAGAATTATATACATCACCACTTGCGACCAGTTCTATGCATAAGCGACCGACAGACGCACGACTGATACCTGTTTCATCTGACAACTGCCGAATCGTGACCCGACCGTCCTGATGCACGAGTTCCACAATTCGCGTCTTCAGTTCTTCCCGCTGTTCGGGAGTAAAAGGTTTCGCCATAAATCCTCCTGAAACTACTTAACAACCCTCGAATGGCTAACATTCGGACGCCAGCTCTCCCAGTTAAAATTCACCCAGCGCCCGCCGTTCATGACCATGCGATCCATCACCCGCTCGCCGAGAAGTGTATTCATCGCTGCATGGTTAATATTTGTCAGCATCCCCACACCGCGTAACGATGCCGTCCGGCGATCAACAATCTGGTTCAGTACCACCTGCTCGTTTTTCGTATCCCGCTGCATGCCAATTTCATCCAGGACCAGCAGGTCAACACCACAAAGCTCCTGTAAAAATTTTTCACCGGATTTGCCGTTGTCGTAGCTCTCATGCAACACGCTCATGACATCGGACACGGTGACGATAATCACGCTACGCCCCTTCGCCATCAGCCGGTTGCCAATCGCGTCTGCAAGATGATTTTTTCCGGTGCCGGGCTTACCGCTGAACACAAAATTCGTACAGCCTGTCATCAGTTCGTCAGCTATGGATTTCGCCTGACTCAGTGCATGTCGCTGACCGTCGTTCTGCGCCCGGTAATTCGCAAACGAACACTTCCGGTGCAACGGCTGGATGCCGGAGCGGTTCAGGATTTTTTCCACCCGCAACTGACGATTCAGGCGGTTGATCTCCTCGCAACGTTTCTGGCCTTCAGCAAGTTGCCACTCGCGCCACTCCGCAACCGTTCTGAATGGGGCGGTTACATGTGGTGGGGTCAGTCTGCGGATACGCTCCAGAACGCCTCCTGTCGCAATATTTTTCATGGTCTGTTACCCCCTGAAGCCTGGCGGGATCGCACTGTCCGGCAACGAGACGGTGTTAACCTGTCGGAGCAACGTCTCAGGCCGAACACCTTTCGGCGCGAACAGACCCTGGTATTCATTGGCGATGCTGTGTCGAATCACCTGCTCAGGTGTAAAACCCTGCTGACGGAATTTTTCCAGTTCCCGTATCGCCCCGTTAGCGCCCTGCTCCGTTCGAATCGGTTTTCGCAATGCCTGCCTGAACTGGACCCACTCATGCCAGAGTGTTTCTGGCAACCAGTCGGGCAGATCAACTGACAACGGGTCAAATTTTTTCTGGCGAACAGCCCCACCGATAACCAGAATTCCCTGCTCGGTGTGCCTTGCGATATCACTGCGCCGCAAGACACATATCCCGGTTTCAACAGCACCGATTTTGAGCAGTGATTTCTGTCGCGGAGAATTTCGGTCAAGCTCGCTCCCACACCGGACACCGTTCCTGTCAGTCACGACGATATCAATCCGCCCTCCGCAACCGTCACCACGCTCTGGCACCGGATACTCACGACAGACATCCAGGCCAGCAGCCTGCAACGCAACCACCGCAGAATTACAAAATTCCGCTGCAGTACCGCCAGATAATCTCCCCTCAAGCACTCCAGCCACAAAATCCCGAAACTCCCTTCCGGAAGGGAAGGGTTTGGGATGGGTTAGATCTGTTTTTAGATCTTTATCTGTATCTTTATTAGTTGCCTTTGTGTTGGCATCATGTTCGAACATCACTCCAACATCTGTTTGAACACCTGTTAAATTTCTCTCTTGTTTTGTTTGAACATCTGCTTCCTTTCTGCTTCTTCTGGCCTGAACAGATGCTTTTCCTGCGGCTGATTTTTTGGTTAATTTTTCTCTGACAGATGCCAGATCTTCCTCAATCCGAAGATGCATCCATTCGTCGCCGTTATCACAAAAAAACTCCCGCAAGGATGGTTCAACATCAACCCATCGCTCGTTAGTCAGACGGGCAATTTTTGCCAACCTGTTTTTGGGTATTGGCTTTCCTGTTTGCCAGTAATTGAACATCAGCAACAAATACGCGCCGTGCTCCTCTGCTGACAAATGCATGGTGTCAGCCAGGTAATCAGCTATGTACAGTTGCATGTATGGTAATGCGGCCATAATTGCCCCGTATGATGCTGCCCGGTTGCTTAGAATAAGCACAAACAGCATGGAAACTTTTGCTTAATGAACAATGACAGAATCGTCGGAAGACCCGCCGCCGCTGAAATGCGCTTTCCGGTAAACGGCCTGGACTGCATCATCATGCGCATCAATTGCCGTACTCAACGCTTCCTGCGCCGCCAGTAATGCACGGCGTTCCAGGGTATCGAAGATACAGAGTCGGTGACGCAGCTCACGCGGAAGAATTGCCAGAACCGCAGGGATCAGTTTCTGAATTTTTTCCCTTTGCGCTTTCGTTTCACCTTTCAACCAACGGTGATAGATATTCTGCTGATTGTTCCAGTCCTTGCCTGGTACAAGGGGCAATTCGCCGCCCCCCTGGCGCAGATATTCTTCAGTAATTGCGTTAGCGACCCACGCCTGCCCTTTTTCGGCTGCCAGGGCAACAGCACTGATTCGATGTGCTCATGCCTGATTTTCATGAATCAACCGCTCCTATGCTGTTTTCGCTATGCTTACCGTCTGGGGGGAATACATCGTCAAGTCCACAATGAGCGCCAAGCCGATTAAGGGTAGAAACAATTTTTCTGCACTCCTCTAGTCCAGGGGTACGAAAATTTGCTTCGTAATTTGCCAGTCGGCTTTGTATCCACCCTAACTGAACAGCAAGTTGTCTTTGAGACAGCCCAAGCTGTTTTCGATATGTTGAAATTTTGTTCATTGAAAACCTCCGATGACAATTTTAAACACACCTTGTGTTATATAGCCAAGCTGTTTTGTGTTTTATGTAAATCACGATTCGTGATACAAGGATGCAATGGAAAAAGAAAACGAAAAAATTGCCGCTAGTAGGCTCAATGACAAAATTGCAATGCGTCTTAAAGAGCGCAGGCAGAAGCTTGGTTTATCTCAAGGAAAACTTGCTGAAATCTGCGGATGGACGCAATCGCGTATAGGTAACTATGAGGCGGGCAGCAGAAATGTTGGAGTACATGACGCTGTCGTATTGGGAAAGGCACTTGGCATATCTCCTCCTGAGCTCCTCTTTGGAGAACAGGAATCTTCTGAATTGTGGTTAAATGAATCCCAACGAAAACTTCTTGAGTTGTTTAACCAGCTACCGGGCTCAGAACAACAACGAATGATTGAGCTATTTGAAGTCCGGCTAAAAGAAATCGATGAGTATGTAGAAAAATATTTGAGAGGCAGGATTAAAGATAATCCCCCACCGGAATAATGATCTTGCTATCACAGTAATATGCCAATCAGCCCGCTATCAGCGGGCTTTTTTGTAGCATCATCATATGACACTCACCATAAAACACGTTGCGTGTTGACACAAGAAAACAAATTGTGTTTAATAAGCATATCCAAACAACGCCCCACCAGAGAACGGCAGGACAATACCTCGAGTTATCCAGTCACTGAACAGGGCTAAGTAGCCAGCCTGAGGCATACGAACATGACGGCAGTTGTTGATTGATACAAAGCGCAGTAGATAAAACGTTCCGCCACCCGGCGTTAAGGGGAAATGGGGTCAACATGAATACTATCGATCTTGGCAACAACGAATCTCTGGTATGTGGCGTGTTTCCCAATCAAGACGGCACATTCACCGCCATGACGTATACCAAAAGCAAAACGTTTAAAACCGAAGCTGGCGCACGTCGTTGGTTGGGAAGACATTCAGGTGAGTAAAATGAACGAGACAGAATTAAAACACGTTATCGCTCTACTCCTAGAAGATGCAAAACGCCTCCAGCAACTGGAGCCAAATGCAGGCACTGGGGCACGCATCTGGCTGGCTAAAGAAGCGCTGGAATCTGGCGATTATGATAGCGAAGAAGCCTTCTACAAAGCAGAAGGCCGTGCAGGATATTCACCGGGTCTTGGCGGGGTATAAATACCATGCGCATTGACTGAATTCGCAAACAAAAACAGACGCGCGATACCTGGATAGTCGGTCTGCATAGTCAGATATCTGGCTGCGAATTTGATAAATATCACCGCCCTTTTCGGAAACATAAGTTCCGTCCGGGAGTTGATTATACGAACCATCTCCATGGGGGATCGTTCTCCTGAATCCTAGTGAGAGCATATATTTATGAAGCCCTTCGTAATCCTCTGGCTCAGCATTATATAGTTCTACTCTGGCGAGATACGTTGGCATATTCATTTCCTTACTGGTTGTGTGAGAACTTCAGTAAAGATACCACTGAGGTAGCCTGAGTTTAACGGACACTCCTTCCTGAAATAGAATGGCATCAGAAGGAGCTAATAATGAGCAGAAAAACCCAACGTTACTCTAAAGAGTTCAAAGCCGAAGCTGTCAGAACGGTTCCTGAAAATCAACTTTCGATCAGTGAAGGCGCTTCCCGATTATCTCTTCCTGAAGGCACTTTAGGACAATGGGTTACCGCCGCCAGAAAAGGGCTCGGTACTCCTGGTTCCCGCACGGTGGCTGAACTGGAATCTGAAATTCTGCAACTGCGTAAGGCGTTAAATGAAGCTCGCCTTGAGCGAGATATATTAAAAAAAGCAACAGCGTATTTTGCACAGGAGTCGCTGAAAAATACGCGTTAATCGAACAATGGCGACAACAATTTCCCATTGAAGCGATGTGTCAGGTATTTGGTGTATCCAGGAGCGGTTATTACAACTGGGTACAGCATGAACCCTCAGACAGAAAACAAAGTGATGAGCGGCTAAAACTGGAGATTAAGGTGGCACATATCCGCACTCGCGAAACATATGGAACCCGGCGGCTCCAGACGGAGCTGGCAGAGAATGGCATCATCGTTGGTCGTGACCGACTGGCACGTCTTCGTAAGGAGCTAAGGCTACGCTGTAAGCAGAAACGCAAGTTCAGAGCGACTACGAACTCGAACCACAATCTGCCAGTTGCGCCAAATCTGCTGAACCTGAAGTGGTCAACAAAAACTGGCCACCGAGTTAGAGTTTTTCCAGTATCGATTTTCCGATTCGTTTGGGGGTAACCCACCGTTATATTCGTGCGGTCTTAGTGCGCTGTAATATCCAACGATATAGTCCGTTATGGCGTGAGCTGCCTCGCTGAAGCTTACGTAACCCACCACCGGCATCCATTCGTTCTTCAGACTCCTGAAGAAGCGTTCCATTGGGCTGTTATCCCAGCAGTTTCCGCGCCGGCTCATACTCTGTCTGATCTGGTATCGCCACAATAACTGCCGGAACTGCCTGCTCGTATAATGACTGCCCTGATCGCTGTGGAACATCACCCCGCCGGGCTTACCACGGGTTTCCCATGCCATTTCCAGCGCTTTCATGGTGAGCCTGCTGTCCGGCGAGAACGACATGGCCCAGCCCACTGGTTTTCTTGCGAACAGGTCGAGAACAACGGCGAGGTACGCCCAGCGCTTACCCGTCCAGATATAGGTCACATCACCGCACCACACCTGATTTGGCTCGGTCACGGCGAACTGCCTTTCAAGGTAGTTAGGGATAGCAACATGTTCATGACCACCACGTTTATACCGGTGAGTCGGCTGCTGACAGCTGACCAGCCCCAGCTCTTTCATGAGCCTGCCAGCAAGCCAGCGTCCCATCTGGTAGCCTCTCCNAAACTGGAGATTAAGGTGGCACATATCCGCACTCGCGAAACATATGGAACCCGGCGGCTCCAGACGGAGCTGGCAGAGAATGGCATCATCGTTGGTCGTGACCGACTGGCACGTCTTCGTAAGGAGCTAAGGCTACGCTGTAAGCAGAAACGCAAGTTCAGAGCGACTACGAACTCGAACCACAATCTGCCAGTTGCGCCAAATCTGCTGAACCAGACGTTCGCTCCTACAGCACCAAATCAGGTCTGGGTGGCGGACCTGACGTATGTTGCCACACAGGAGGGATGGTTGTACCTCGCTGGCATCAAAGATGTTTATACGTGCGAAATTGTCGGCTACGCCATGGGAGAGCGCATGACAAAAGAGCTGACAGGTAAAGCCCTGTTTATGGCGCTCAGGAGCCAGCGCCCACCTGCCGGGCTAATCCACCACTCTGATCGAGGTTCACAGTACTGCGCATACGATTACCGGGTCATACAGGAGCAGTCTGGTCTGAAAACATCAATGTCGCGTAAAGGTAACTGTTACGACAACGCTCCGATGGAAAGCTTCTGGGGAACGCTGAAAAATGAGAGCCTGAGCCACTATCGTTTTAATAACCGGGATGAAGCCATCTCAGTAATACGGGAATACATTGAGATTTTCTACAATCGTCAGCGTTGTCACTCTCGTCTGGGGAATATCTCCCCGGCAGCCTTCAGGGAAAAATATCATCAGATGGCTGCTTAAAAAAAGAACAAATGGTAGTGTCCGCTATTGCCAGTACACCTCATACCAAAGCCCGGAGGTGGTGAAATAAAACCGGGCACAACACGAAGGCGCATTTCCGGTATCCATAAAGAGTCGGTCTTGTCTGTTAAATTTAAATGGTGGGAGTGCGCCTCCGGTTGTAAATAACGACATTGCTGTGTGAAGTACCAGTTGGCGGCATCGGTTTAATTGCTGGCTGATGTCCGCCCTTTTTAAAGTGAATTTTGTGATGCGGTGAATGCGGCTATGCGCACGCGGCACAGTTAAAAGTCATGTTAGTCCTTATTGGTTTGGGTGGGAAAGCCAACTGTAATTGTTAACTGGTTAACGTCACCTGGAGGCACCAGGCACCGCATCAACAAAATTCACTTCGGTGATGAAAGGTGAGAGAAAATGTTGAATGTAGCTATTGAAAACCAGAACGGGTGGAATTATAGTGCACCTGCACCTCATAAAACGGGTGCCGGGCGTGGAAACCCGAAATCATTCACGGCGCATAACCGCGCTCAGGCGGTTTTTTTATGCGTTAAGCACAGCCACATTCGCATTATGGTGGGGCGTGCAGGGCAACCGCAAGGCTGGCCGGGTTCCGTGATGACCGGTATTTCCACCCCTGTACGTCTCACCACCCTTATGGTCGTGGAAAACCTCGGTGGTGAGTTAATCAAATTCATCGCGGAGGCTGCCATCATGGCTACTATCCTTACCCTTTCTCACCCTGACGTAACCATCGAAAATGGTCGCGCTGTCACTACCTCTGTTGCGATCGCCGAGTTCTTTGGCAAACGCCACGAACGAGTGTTGGATAAAATTCGCAATCTGGACTGTTCAGCAAAATTCACTGAGCACAATTTTGTGTCGAGCGAATACACCGACTCAACCGGGCGCAAACTCCCAATGTACCAAATCACCAAAAACGGCTTCGTTTTCCTGGTGATGGGCTTCACGGGCAAAAAAGCCGCCGCATTCAAAGAGGCATACATTGCTGAGTTCGACCGCATGGAGGCCGAACTGCGCCAGAATAACACCCCACCTGCTGACAAGATGATTCCGGGTGATGGTCGCACTCTGGTTGTTCACTTCGACAAATTCGGCAATGTCGAATTCACCGAAACCGTTCCTGATGGCGCACTGGTCTGTCCCCTGGAGACTTTCCGGTTTTATCTGGAAAAACAGGGATGGACTCTTGTTAACCGGGGCGCAATTAAAAATATGACTGTGGAACAATTACTTTTGAGGTGTACTGGCAATAGCGGACACTACCATTTGTTCTTTTTTTAAGCAGCCATCTGATGATATTTTTCCCTGAAGGCTGCCGGGGAGATATTCCCCAGACGAGAGTGACAACGCTGACGATTGTAGAAAATCTCAATGTATTCCCGTATTACTGAGATGGCTTCATCCCGGTTATTAAAACGATAGTGGCTCAGGCTCTCATTTTTCAGCGTTCCCCAGAAGCTTTCCATCGGAGCGTTGTCGTAACAGTTACCTTTACGCGACATTGATGTTTTCAGACCAGACTGCTCCTGTATGACCCGGTAATCGTATGCGCAGTACTGTGAACCTCGATCAGAGTGGTGGATTAGCCCGGCAGGTGGGCGCTGGCTCCTGAGCGCCATAAACAGGGCTTTACCTGTCAGCTCTTTTGTCATGCGCTCTCCCATGGCGTAGCCGACAATTTCGCACGTATAAACATCTTTGATGCCAGCGAGGTACAACCATCCCTCCTGTGTGGCAACATACGTCAGGTCCGCCACCCAGACCTGATTTGGTGCTGTAGGAGCGAACGTCTGGTTCAGCNATACAGGGAAACCCATAACCACCCGATACGGGGGAACTAATCGCTTTTTAACTGTGCCGCGTGCGCTGAGCCGCATTCACCGCATCAACAAAGTTCACTTCGGTGATGAAAGGAAAGAGAAAATGTTGAATGTAGCTATTGAAAACCAGAACGGGTGGAATTATAGTGCACCTGCACCTCATAAAACGGGTGCCGGGATTGCTACCCCGAAGTCATTCACGGCGCATAACCGCGCTCAGGCGGTTTTTTTATGCGTAATGCACAGCCACATTCAAATTATGGTGGGGCGTGCGGGGCAGTCGCAAGACTGGCCGGGTTCCGTGATGACCGGTTGTAGCAACCCTGTACGTCTCACCACCCATGAGATTGCTACCTCCGGTGGTGAGTTAATCAAATTCATCGCGGAGGCTGCCATCATGGCTACTACCCTTTCTCACCCTTGTGTAACCGTAGAAAACGGTCGCGCTGTCACTACGTCTGTTGCGGTTGCAGAGTTCTTCCACAAACGACACGACAATGTGTTACGTGCCATCGCAAATATTGAATGCTCAGATAAATTTACTGCCCTCAATTTTGAAGCGAGCGAATACACCGACTCAATCGGGCGCAAACTCCCAATGTACCAAATCACCAAAAACGGCTTCGTTTTCCTGGTGATGGGCTTCACGGGCAAAAAAGCCGCCGCATTCAAAGAGGCATACATTGCTGAGTTCGACCGCATGGAGGCCGAACTGCGCCAGAATAACACCCCACCTGCTGACAAGATGATTCCGGGTGATGGTCGCACTCTGGTTGTTCACTTCGACAAATTCGGCAATGTCGAATTCACCGAAACCGTTCCTGATGGCGCACTGGTCTGTCCCCTGGAGACTTTCCGGTTTTATCTGGAAAAACAGGGATGGACTCTTGTTAACCGGGGCGCAATTAAAAATATGACTGTGGAACAATTACTCAAAATTCATTGTTGAGGACGCAATAATGGAGACGTTATTACCAAACGTTAATACGTCTGAAGGTTGTTTTGAAATTGGTGTCACTATCAG